TGCCTCTACGTTGCGACGAAGCCGTTTCTCGCCCAAGTCGCAGCGCGTGAGCGGCTGGGGGAGCATAAGCGCTCATGTGCCTACTGTCAGCGGGATGTGCAAACTTGCGGACGTGGTAGAGAACTTTCGCGCGGGGCCGAACTCCAGAAGGCGGTGGGCCGTGAGTAAGCTGGAAACAGTGCAGCGTGCAGGCAAGGAACATCTGATTGCTTGCGGTCGTCATGAGAATCGTTACGGTGAAGATGCGCAGGTGTGGGACTTGACCTGCGAGCATTGCTTGGACAATCTACAGCGCGTGTACGCTGAATTGAAGGTGCGCTAATGGAGACTGAACGATGACGATAAGCATTGTTACCGCTAAGCGCGGTTGGTGGCGTTGGGAGATTTGGGATGGGTTACGCGGAGGAAAGCAGACATTGATTGTTTACGGGCACAGGTATTTATATGCGGACGCTGCCAGCGAGGCACAAAGACGATTTGAGAAAGAGAAGCGAAATGGAGACTGAACGAATGCGAGCGGCGCTGGAACAGCACGAGTATCTCAACGGCGGCTGCCTCTGCCGAAACTTCAAGCTGCCCATCTACGGTAAAGCAGAGTTGGACGAGTTCCGCGCAAAGGGCGATTGGCTACGTGACATCCGCTGGCACTACTGGCTAGAGCATGTACTTGCCCTCCTTGCCTCCAGCGAGGGGCCTGCCCGTCAGTGCTCTCATCGAAAACAAATGGATAAAACAAGCGGCCATTGGATGCAATGCGGGTTAGATGAAGGGCATAGTGGTGACCACGATTACTGCTGGTTGCGGACCGAGCCAGCCCCAACGTTTGAGGAGCCGCTGCGGGAGCGAATCACACAACTAGAGAAGGCTCTTGACTCAGCAATCGGCTGGATAGGTTACGGCGAAGATTGCGACCCATACTATTTCTCGCATGACCAAGCGCCAGAATTTGAGAAGGAATTTGCAGAAATTAAGGCTGTGCGGGCGGGCGCAGAGAAGCTGGCAGGGGAGTAAAAGCGGACTTGCGAGCACGAGTGAATTTAGGTTGTAGTTAACGGGCCAAAGGTGTTAAATCGCTGCTTAGAAAGGGTATATAATGAGAAAACTTGTAGTTCTGCTGTTTCCTCTCCTGCTGTTCATTTCCGGCTGTCCTTCTTCGGAAAAATCCATGCTTACGATCGCGAAAGACGCTGCGCAAACGAATCTATCTTTCGAGCGTGGCGTGACGACGGTTCACAAGGATACGCCGGAGTATTGCGACGATGGCTGCGAAAGGACGTTGCTCGAATCTTCGCGGAAGATCGCACAGCTCGACGACGCGGCAGTAAACGCTATCGTCAAGACACACGATGCTACAGGCGCGATCGCCAAGATCAACGAAGCAATCGCAGCAGTAGACGATGCAAATACGAACGGGTTGCTGGCGATCAAAAACGAAAACAAGAAGAATGCATTGTCGGCCATTCTTCTCGCTCTTCGCGGATCGCTCGTAACCGCAAAAGCATTTCTATCTCCACAGGTAAAGGTGGCACCATGACCGCAGCAGAACTGATCGCACTTATTAAGCTGATGGAAGACCTTGCACCGCCGGCGGTCGATCTTGTGCGCGGCCTACTGCAAAAGCTGCAAGGCGCTACGCCCGAGCAGATCGCAGCAATGGCCAACGCGCTAAACGCTACGGCCATAGCCGAGATCGACGACGAACTGGGAAAGCTGCCGCCGAAGTAGGGCTAATGCCCTACCCTCACGTTACTGAGGCCCGCAAACAGGCCAAATACATTCAAGAGCCACAGAACCACGACGATGACCACCACGATGTTGATGATTTTCTTGATGGGGTCGGCCATCGGGATGTAGGTATTCGCCAGCCAGAGCAGGACTCCGACGACGATGAGCGTTACAACTATCGTAATGAGCGGCATGATTCCTCCATTCTAAGGATGAATAAACTCGAAGTGCCCCGGATCGGGGCGAGAGTGTGGCGGATTGACCGGCCAACGCCCGCCCCACCGAAGTCCTAACGCCTCGCCAATCTGCCCCATTTGCAGCCAGCGCGGGTCGCTCGCCTCGATCGTGCCGTGCCAGCCCCAGAATTTGTCGGTAAGGAGGTCGGTAGGTACTTCGTCCCACGCCTCAGATTTATTCTCGGGAGGTTGCGGCAAGTGCTTCGAGCGCGCAGTCCATGATCTGCCGGCGGTAATATTTGCCGCTTGCTGCTCGACGGTGCGCCCGATATCCTCCGTGCGCGTCGGTAGCCCCGCCGCTTGGCAGTTCGCCTTGAATTTTAGATAGAGCGGCTGGACGTAGCTCGCTAGTTCGTTGATGTCGCTCATTGGCTAATTATCCTTTCTGGTACTCGTTGCTTCTCTTCTGCATTCCCTTAATACATTCATCGCAGAGAGGAACTTTTTTCTCGCCATTTAATCCCGGTGGCACCGGTTGCTGCTTTACTTTCGGAATTTCTTTGCCGCATATTTTATTATGGCCGCCGCACTCGCCTTTACACTCACAGGTCACCGCTTGCTCCAGAACACGATTATCCAGCCTATTACGGCAAGGCCCAGCACGATAACCTTGTCCATCGTCCAGCGGTTTGTTGCTACGCCGCCCGTCTTTAAAGATTCTATCTTCTCTTCGAGTCCTCTGAACCGTGAATCTGCTTCCGCTCTTGGAACCAGTGTTGCCGCTTGATCTTTTAGCTGGCCACGGAACTCGTTTACGGAATCGAACCGCTTCTCTGTCGCAATCTCCGCCTTCGCTACAGCCTTCTCGCTCGCCGTAAGTGCAAGGGAAGTCTTTTCGTCCATAGCCTTGAACCGCTGCTCGTAGCGCACGTCGCGTTCGTCTATCAGATCACGCAGCGCGAGAAGCTTTTCGAGCAGGATTTCATCGCTCATGTTTAACTTCCAATTTCTGCGGTATAGCAAGCCCCGCAGCGGTAAACCCAACGCTAACGATCACTGCCGGCACCCAATATAAACCGGTCCACGAATCGCGCAAAAGAAATAAATCGAGAAATAGCCATAGCGCGATCCACGTCGCGCTAAGCGCAAGCAGAACGTTGCAGGTTGGCCATGCGTAGCCGGCCGCTGCGCCGAGAACTATCCCTAGAAAAACCAAGCACGCTGCTTCGATAAGCGTTATCCATCCGCGATGAGTTAAGCGGCCGTCCATATAGATGTAGCAGTGACGGGTAAGCCCGATCGCTACGATGGCTGGCAACGACAAGAGGCGAACCTTTTTCGCTCTTCGTGGAAGCGCATCCCAAACAATCAAGAACGCAAAAAATAGCCATATGCCAGTAAAAACAGCGTAGATGGAATCGTATTGCCAGTTTCGTAGATAAGCTATCTCCGTCGCGGATAAGTAAAGCAGATTCGCAAAAAAATACAGATAAAGAAGCGGAAATGCGCGTGTTCGCCACATGGCGAACAGAGTAGCCGCTAGCGGCGAGCCGAATCTAATCAACTCGTTCAAGGCTTCGTAGTTAGCAGATCAATCGTTTCGTTTAAGACGTAATACGCAGCCTTCAGCGGTGTTTCGGCGTGGATTGTTGCGCTAACGTACTCGCCGACGACAGTCACTAAAGCCCCGCCGCCGGGAAGCATCTTCTTTCCCGTTACGATAGCTAGCCCTACTTCTTGCCCTTTCGGTGGTGGTTGCGCCATGTTTATCTCCCCTTTCTGTAACTCTTTCCGTTTCCTAAAGTCATCCCAGTATGCGCGATAAAAGCATCTTCGAGCCTCCCGAGACGCCTGGAAAACTCTTCGGGTATTTCTTCGCGCTTTCTCCATCTGAAAAACCAGACAGTGAAGAGAGCCTGCCCGAAGAACATACATGCGCTGAGAACGAGTGGGACGTATGGGTTCATGGCTTCGGTGCCGAGTCGGGGTTTTGCCCACTTGCCGCCGCTTCGCTAACCTTCGATCCTCCGTCCGTCTTGATACTCGGGTACACAAGATTTCTTATGTTCGCGCCAACCTGCTTTAGGATTTCCAGGAAGGTTCCGTACCCGGACTGAAACTTCGGATACTTCTGAAACGTTTCGACCTTCGGCAGGATGGAGTAAAGCAAAGAGCATCCCGTGGAAGTGTAAACGCCGATGTCTATGAGCTGGTGAACATTGACCGTCATTGCAGAACCCCTTCCCTGAACGCCTGAGCTACGAGATTGGCACGACCGGAAGCACCGAAATATCTCCGCAAAACTCTCATATGATATTGCACCGTGGAGTGTCCGAGAGATAGTATATCCATGATCTCCTTGTCGGCTTTACCGTCTGCAACGAGGCGCAGAACCTCCATTTTGCGCGCCGTCATCTTTATACGACCGCGGCTCACTGCCCCATCCCTTCTAGGTTCACAGGCAACTGCAAGCCGCCTACGTTGATGGTGAGCGAGCCGACCTTTGCGCCGATGCTACCTGTCTTGAACTGCACGCCATAGACGCAGTTCTGGTCAGCAGGAAGAGAAGTAAGTCCGCCGCAATTTCCTCCACCGCCAAGTTGAAACGGCCCTGTGATCGCCGGAGCAGTAAGCGGCAGCGGCGCAGCCGTCTGGTTCGACACCATCACAAATTGCGGCGGCGAAGTCGTGGTAACGGCTTGCGGGTTATAGACGAGCATCGAAGGGTAGACGAGGATGCCGATAGCGTTAGAGGGATTCCCCGGTACGCCTTGCGGCCCTTGTGGGCCTGGTACGGGAGCCTGAGCCTGCAACGCGACGATAGCGGCATCGTGCGTGGCAAAGGACTTCTCTACCCACGTCTTATAGGCCACGAGAGCCGCCCCTGCCGCGCCCTGCGAGGTCAGAACGTCGGGCGGCGGCGGAATCAGGAACGTCGTGGAGGTAGTCGTAGGCGATTGCGCTACGGCTACCGTTGCTATGAAAATAATTAAAACTGTTATGCATTGGATGAAAAGTTTTTTCAATTTGGGAACACCCTTCCTGAGTAGGTTTTACTCGCCGGAGTTAAAGAAAGAATTGCAATCCCACGCACCGTCACAACCCCAGAGGAAGTCACCGTGCAAGTTGGCAAAAATCCCACCGCGACCATATCCGTTCCATCCGTTGCTGCGGCTACGCACGGCATGCCAACTTGAGCGCCGGCGACGTTCACGGTCGTTGAGACTGTTGCGCCGATAGCCAACAAACCTCCGCCAATCGCAGTGCTTGTGAACACCATCGACGGAGAAGTCGATTGGTAGTTCTGCGGAATGAGAATTATCGCTAACAGTAAAAGTATCTGTCTCATTGAATGCTCGCCTTCCATGTACATCCGCCAGCCGAGGCGCTAGTCAGAATTGCATCCAGCCTTATGACCGGGTTATTCGTCGCGCTCGCTACTGGTGTTGTGAACGTTGCGCCGCCGTTGATGGTTTCCGCTGCCGCAATGGGCGTAATCACCCACGGAGTAGCGTTCGTGTTCGTGATGCGACGAAAGATCGGCTGACCAAGATGGACTTGGCAGCTTTGAAGGAGATGAATTGGCCCTGCCGCTGACCCGCCGAGCGTTGCATAGACATCGGCGTCCACTTCCTGCGGACATTGGATTGTTCCGAAAATAGAACCCGCGCCGAGGCCAGACGTAGGATTAAAGAATGTAACTGTTGTCGCGTTGGCCGTAAGAATGAACCACCAAGCTCCAACCGGAGAATTGTAGCCTGCCGGAGTCACGCCGGTTACGGTGCACATCTGGCCTGCAACCCACGGATTGGAACCCATCGTCAGCGTAACGGTATTCGTTGATTCCGTCGCGGCGGTTATGGTCGTCGCAGCGGTCGAGGTCGCAGTGTAAGTGTTCCCGGTCGTGAACGATTGGTTCCCATAGAAAGCGTTGTAAGCGTGTTGGTGAAAGGCTGTGTGGAAGTTTGAGGCAGAACCCTGTGTCGGATGAATCGTATCGCCCTGAAACCATGTAGCGTTGACGTTCGCGCCATCGGCCCCTAGCAAAGGCTGTGCCGCTTCGTCAATCAGAACATCGGCAATGTTCTGCCATGTCTGGCGGAGGAGCGTGTTCCAGTTGTTCTTGCAAGTGTCCAGCCCGCCGCCCGTGATGGCATTGTCGTAACAGCGAGCTTCCAGCCCTGCGCTCTGACTATTTTGCTGAATGCCGCTTGCTTCTGCATGATTTGCGAGGCGCTGTTAGCAGCAGCGCAGTCGTTCGTTCCGGCCCACAAGTCCATGTAGTTCCGGCCATTGATTCTAATCATCGGTGCTTCTTCAATGTTCGCGTCGTTGACCATGTTTCCAAGAAGTTTTCCCGGAAGCCCATTATTGGCCATCGGGTCGGTAATCGTACTTAATCCCGTCGTGGAAACAATCTGGCTCTGCCAGCGCGTCGTGAGACCGGTTCCGCCGGGAATCGAATCGCCTGTGCTCAAAACCGAATCATGAACGTCCGTAGCATAAAGGCCGATGCCATTGATCGCGCCACTGCCACCGGAGAAGCCCGAAGGCAGACCGCGAGTAATTAGGTTTTGAATCATGTACTGGCTTATGGAAAAAACTTCCGTCTGTGTCAGTACGCGATTGTAAAAAGCGATATAATAAACCTGCCCTTGCCAGTAATTTCCCGCCGCTCCGCAAATCCCATAAGCTCCAGTGGTTTGAATACCAGCAGAAGTTCCGGTCGAAGTGTAAAAAGAAGTTTCCTGTCCATTAATATAAACGTGATCGGTTGCCGCCATCGTCTCTGCGATGACCGCTACACCGTTGAAGGGAATATTGGTCTGCGTCTTGATAGCATTGTTGGATCGCGTAGCGAGCCGTGAGCCGCCTAGAAGAGTATTGATGGCCGGAGAGTTTGTCGTTACCTGTAACGCATTTTCAGGCGAAGTTGAACCCTGCCAGATAGCATTAGAAATTTGAGAGGAAGCGGAATTTTGGAAGCCTGCAAGAGCTATGATACTCAGAGCGCTGTTTAGAGCGGCAGGGACAGCCACGGAACCGTTCTGATTGCATTGAAGACCGCCAGAAATAGTGATAATGGTCGGAGCTGTGCCAGTCGTCCCTGTAGCGTTGTTTCCATTGCCGGAATAATCCACGAGCGAAGCGGGCGTTTCGCTAGGCAGGATTCGATATTCCGCCATAAGGCCGGACGTAATCGGAACAGCATTGATTCCCGGCGAACCAGGAACGGCGCTAGCACTAACATTCGCGCCACCCGCCGGGCCTGCCGGCCCAACAGGCCCGGTGTTTAACCCCGTCGAGATCGTGACGTTAACCGTGCCGCTCGTAAACGCCGTCACGTCGGCGCAAATATCAGTGAAGCCGTTCGTCGCGATCGACGTAGTTCCGGCTGTCGTCGAAGTGCTCGAAGTTATCCACGTTCCGCCGCCGTTATTAGATAGCCGGAACGTAACCGTGGCGGTGAACGTGCCTGCAAGATTGACTGTAGTCGTAGCAGCGTTGTTCGGCAGTATCTGCCATGCGAAACTGCCGGTCGTCGAGCACGTTCCAGCGTCTTGCACGCTTAAGTTCGCGCCAAGCGGGTTCGAGTTGTTGCGCTGCGCTAAAGCCAGCGACGGAAAAAGCAATAAGAGTAGAAGTAGTTTTTTCATTGATAAGCCACCGTAATCGTAACGCAATCTATACCAGCGGATCGCGAAATAGAGTCTGTATTGTGCACGACGAGATTTAAACCAAACCCGGAATTATTAATATCGGAAGGAGCCCACGCCTGCCCCCAAAGATCGAAACTGCTGCCGTAACTAAATGTCTCTACGCTGCCAGTAAGCCAGAGCGATGGATTTGCCTTGTCCGAACCACTAGGCGTACCCGCTTTCGTAAGTTGAACGCTCTGATCTTTTAAATTGCCGGAAAAAGCCTGGTGCTTTATCGTTGCCGTTATTCCTGAAATAGTAGCCAGGTTAGGTATCGAAAAACCGAACCCGGTAAGTTTCATCGACGAAGAATTTGCATTAGCGAGAATGTTTGTACTCGCAAACGTGCCGTTGCAGGTCTCTGCGTTATTCGGATTCGTCCAGCTTGCGGTAACAACCGTAGCAGTAAACGGACCTTGCGAATTAGCCGTAAATATCTTCCTGCTTCCCGTCCCCATGATCGGCGTTTGAAGAGCGAGCAACAGCGAGAGTAGCGTGCGTATCATAGCGTTAAGTATCATCATTGGCTAAACGAAACCGTCCATGTCGTCGTCTTCGTCGTTCCGTCGCTGTTAAAAGTAAAAGTCAGCGCATCGTTATTCGCAAGCGTTGTAATACTAAGCGTGCCTGCCGCTCCGCCGCCGCTCTTCGTGTTCGTGCAAGTGATCGCGCCGGTAAGAATGTTCGTGCCAGCGTTGTTCTTAAGCACGACGTTCGACGTACCGTTGTTATCCGTCCAGCAGTTAACGCCGGTAATCGTCCACGTCACACCGCTCTTGTTGACGCAAGAAAACTCTGTATACGTTGCGATCGGTATAGCGTTCGAGCCGTCGCCGAGGCCGGGCAGACACTCGAACTTCGAATACTGCGCAGCGAGCTTAGGGCCGGTAACGACGCCATTCGCAATAGTCGTAACGGCGGTGTTTGTCGTCGTTACATCGCCGCTAAGATTGCAGTTCGTAACCGAAGTAGCACCAGAAAAGCATGTAAGCTCGCTAGCGGCTGGCGTTCCAGTAGCCGTAAGCGTACCGCTCGAAGTACCGCATGGCCCGCTGGCCGTCACTGGGCCGTTCGCGCCCTCTTGCAAGCAATTCCCGATAACCCACGCCGGGTTATTGATATTTCCGTTTGCGACAATCTGCACGTTCGGGTTCGTCGGCAGAGAAACGGTAACGAAGAACGGGCCGAGATTTACGCCATTCGAAAGCGTAACCGTATAATCGTACTGGCCGGGAGGCACCCATACTCCCCAGTTATTCTGCGTATCCACGGTAGCGACGCACGCCGAAGTGCCGTCAAGCACGATCTGCGTCGCGGTAGAGCACGCCGTTACTAGAGTCGCATCAGTAAAAGTCGATACCTTATTCGTGCACGGAACGGCATTCGCGGGATGCGCGCAAAAAGAAACAACCGGGTTCGGCGGAAGAATCACTGCGTTTGTAATAGACGCAATCGTACCTTCTTGCTGGACAGTACTGGAAAACCTAACCCCTTGTGCCGCCGAGATCGAAGCAAATACAAGAAACAAAAATAGGAGTCGTTTAATCATCAGTTCACGCTCAATACTTCCAGAACAGGATAAAACTGCACTGTAGGCGGCGGAGCGCAAGCCCCGCCCGGCACTACGGTAAACGAGTAACCTATCGAGGTCGAACCCTTCGCGCGCAACGTATACGGAACCATGTTGCCGGAGATATTGCCAACCGTACCGTTATTAACAATAGACGCCGTATTCGCGACGGCGCCGTTCTTCGACCATGTAATGTTATCCGTTACGACGCCTGCCCCGTTCGGGTCTTGCCACGAAAGCACAAGCTGGTAAGTCGAAGTTCCGGCGCACGCTGCGCCAAGAATTGTTTGATCTAAGTAACCCGAGAAACGGTACGTGAAGTTCGCTGTCGGCGTTATCATCGGTATAAGCGCCGTTGTCGCCGTGAATTGCGCCGAAGCGGTATTGTAAACAACGTTCGGAAGCTGTACGACGCAGCCAGAGGTCGTCGCTCCGCCATTCGCGTCGGTGCAGAGCGTTGCGCCGGTTCCGGCTACCGTCCCGGAGGTCAATATCTTCGTATCCGTACCCTGTAGCGAAGTGCCGCTCGGCGTACCGTTAAGAATCGGCGTCGTAATCGTCGGCGAAGTAAGCGTCTTGTTCGTCAGCGTTTGCGTCGCCGTAAGCGTAACGAAACAATCCCATATCGTCGTAAACCCGCGAAAGCATGGAATATCGCTGCGGTACGCCAGCTCGCCGGCTACGCCGGCGGGATCGACCGTACCGCTTGCGACGATGTAATTCGACCCACCGTTGATAATTGAAAAAGGATTCTTGTTTATTTCGCGCCAGAGCTGCGTGCCAAGAGAAACAGAACATGAAGTATTTGGTACTCCGGTATATGCAGCTATATCATATCCTGTATTTGTCATCCATATACTAGCTTCACCGGCCGCGTCAAGTTGTAATGGATTTGGCAGTTGAAAAGCGCCCGTATTATCTGAGAATATAGCTTGAGGGTTACTTGTTCCGGTAGAATAGAAGGCTAGGCAACCGTTAACAAGGGGTACCCCAGTCCCTGATAAAAATTGCTGTCTAGCTAATTGAAGAGGAGCAACGGCCACCTGAGCCGAACAAATGTGCGCTAGGCCAAGAATAATTCCAAGGATCGATAGAAACTGCTTAAATTGTAATCGCATTTTCAATGTGCGAATCTCCGATACTCAAATGTTTTGTAAACGCTATTGCAGAGACGCGTATCCGCATCCCAAGAAACCATTGGCGGAACGATTTTGGAGGTACGTTAAAAAAACTAAAAAATGTTGGCTGTGGGTTAACAGAAAGGGCGTTCCTGCAAATGACTACGGCAGAATAAATCTTGGAAATAAACACCTTAAAGCACATCGCGTTTCCTGGGAAATACATTTCGGAATAATTCCAGAAGGATTGGAGATTTGCCATAAATGCGATAACCCGCCATGCGTAAACCCCGATCATTTGTTCATTGGAACAAAAAGCGATAATCAGAAAGATTCTTGGAATAAAGGAAGACATCTCCCAGTAGATAATCGCGGAGAAAAATGCGGAATGCATAAACTTACAGAAAATCAAGTCCTCACTATAAGAAAACTCAGAGTGAGCGGAGAAACGCTTAAAAATCTTTCTGTTAAGTTTGACGTCCATATTCAGACAATTTGCGATATAGTTTATCGTAAAAAGTGGAGGCATATTTAATCTCATTGCCCACCTCTCAACCTGACCTTGAGCGCATTCTGCGCCTCGGCCTGTTCTTTTAGCTTTGCGACGATCTCGGGAGCTTCCATGCCCTTCGGAACGCTTACGCGTATCCCGCTCGGCGTCTCGGCCCACTTAACGCCGAGAGAGTCGGTTTTTAAGGTGTAGGGAGCGGCCTCGCCGGGACTCTTGAGCGCGATAAGCGGGTTACGTGCCGATGGTGGCGAGAATGGCGTTTCTCGAACGTCGGGAAGATTATTAATTCCGCGTCGCACCAAAACATCCGGCTTATTCAAATAGTTCGAAAGCTCCCCGGCAACGAGGCTTACCCCGCCAGTAGCAGGTGCCGCCGCCATGCCCACGATTCTTCCGAGCGACATAGGTTTCGCGCGATCTGCTACGTTCACGCGACGTTCTACCGCGTCTTGCAGCGTATCGAAAGCTCCATAGCGCAAACGCGCATCGCGGACTCCGGTTTCGCCATTCGCTTCGAGCGTCGTAAGAAACTGATTGCGAAGCTCGGCGCGCGCCGCTTCCCATCCCGCCGTTTCGGGGTTATTCATCAGATTCGCTTTGCGCGCAGCGGGGAACTTCTGGAAATACGATTCGAGCTGCCCATTGATATACTTAAGAAGTTTATTCGCTCCTTGTACGTCTTTCGTCGCTTCGAGCTTCGACGCGAGCTTCTCTAGCTTCTCGGCGTTCGGCTCGTCAAAGGTTTTCATTTCGTCGGAAATCTGGCCGCGAACGGCGTCGGCAACCGGTTGCATCTTTACCGGCTTATCAGCTTGACGCTGCAACGCCGGCTCGACCTCTTCACTCCAAATCTTTTGCTTGATCTCCGGTATCGCATCGTGTAGGTCTTGCACGTTATTAATCGGCGATTGTTCGTTGTAGGCTTTTAGATCGCTAGCCGCACGTTCGAGCGACGGTTTGAAATTAAGAAGACTTGTGCGCGGAGAAATTCCCTGCGTAAGAAGCTCTTGCCCGGTAGACGCAAGCCCAAACGGATTGCCGATAGCGCGCCAACCGCCGCGAATCGCGGGTTTCGCGGCCTCGCCGCCCTTAAGCGCTCCTTCGGTTATTAATGGCGCAGCGGCCATAATAGTTGGGACGGCGGCTTCGCCTAAGACGCCAGAAGTATCACCTTTAGCCGCAGCCTTTTCCATCTCTTCCGGGCGAACACCGACAGCGGAAGAAGCTCCAGCGGCGGTGCTGTATGGAATACCGTGCCCGCGTTCACGCGCTCCGAAAAATTCTTGCGGGATGGTTCCAGTTAACGTCTTAATTATTTGCCCGCCGACACTCTCACGCGGGTCGAGTTGCTTAAGCCCATGCATTACAGCGTCTTTGAAAGTTTCCGGCGGCGTACCGGCTTGCGCTTTAAGATAGCTACCGACATGGTTCCAAAAACCGGCGTCTTTCTCTACATCAGAATTATTATCAGCGCCGGAACCGCCGCTAACAGAAGACACGTCAGTAAAAGTTTGAGAGATAGGGGTAACGTTCGAAAACGTTTGCTGCTCTTGTTGAGCTGCTTGCGGCATTTATTCGGCCACTCCAAGATCTTTGCCTTGCGCGTCGAGCCAGTGCTTCTTTTTATCAACGCTTCCGATACCGGTATGAGTTGCACCAGCAGGACGCGCCGGAAGATTCGTATTCGCAGACCCACCTCCCGATTTTCCGCCCATGCGGCTCTTAATATCAGCTATCTGTTGATCGTAGCTCTCGTGCCGGTTCGCCATATCTTTCTTGAGCGTTTCGGAAAGTTTTACGATCTGCCCGACGGTAGCTTTTTCCGGTATAAACGATTCTACTTCTTTTCGCGCAGAGTCGCTAAGTACGCCCGAAAGCCCTGGCGACGAAGTTACTTTTGCAATCTCGTTTACCGCTACCTGGCGCGCTGCGTCGAACGCCGCTTGATCTTTCGAACCAAGCAGACTGGCGGCGCTGCGCAACGGCGCGTTCAGAATCGGTATGCCGCTATCGGTAACTTTCTTCGCAAGGTCGTTGAACATATCGAGGTTCTTGATCGCCGTTTTCTCGAACGCTGAAACGGAATCGAGATTGCCTTGCAGCTTCTTAAGCGACTCTGCATTCGCTTTATACTCCGCCGTTCCTTCGCCGAGAGATTCGCCCTTATGCAACTCCGCCGTGCGGTTCATGATCGCTTTGTTTAGCGCCAGGCCTTGCAGGCCGCGCCCGATAGACGGCAATGTGCCAGTCTGGTAGTATTTCTCGGCGGCTTGATCGAACGCTTCAGGCGACATGCCAAACTTCTTCGCCACTTCGGCAGGCGTTCCGCCGCCTCCGGTCTGATTTTGAAGATTAAAGTTAAACGCCGGAATCAGCTCTTTATACTGGCCTGTAGCCTTAAGCTGCGCTTTTTCCTCATCGGTTAGCGGTAGGCCTTGATTCTGTTTTGCTTTTAACCGGATAAAGCGTTGTTCCGGGTTCTCTTCCGCGCCGCCGGGCTGCGTTGCCAAGAACTTCTTTCCTTCGAGATCAAGCTGCTCTTTCTTTTGCGCTATCTCTTTATCCTTCTGCGCCTGATCGACAATAGCCTTCTGTCCCATGTGCTGCTTCTCTTGCAGATCGAGCCAATCGTCGCCGGGGTATTGTTCAGGGAACTGCCCCGGCTTCGCTAAACCTTTTTGTAGCAAGTCTTGCGTCGCCGCCGTATACGCCGATTGCTTATCGTCGGCGTTCTTCACGGCTTCGAAATGTCCGGCAATAATCTCGTTCGTTTTGTTCAAATTGTCGAGCTGGTCTTTATCTAGTGTCGCTGCTTTCGTCTTCCAATCAAGAATTGTATTCTTTAGCCCGAACACGGCGGTCGAAGAACCGCCATGCTTAAGCACAAGCGGCGGAAGATCGTCAGGATTCTTGCCGTCCCACTCTTTCATCGCTTTCGTCGTAGCTTGTTGGTCGGCGAGGGCTTGCTGGCGTTGCTGAACTTCGGTACCGACAAGCTGGCTCTGCTGCTGCGCATTCTTAATCTGTTGCAGTTGCGCGTATTGCGCGAGCGGGCCTTCGCCTTGCGTTTTAATATCGAGCGCCGGAAGTGGAATCGATGCCATTGTTTTATATATACCCCATCTGGTTAAGCATGGCATACTGCCCCAAATTGTTCAGCCCGCCAGTAATCGCATTCGTCGCTCCAGCGTATCCGCTCGCCTGCGCTGCTCCGGCGTTATTGATTTGCTGCGCCTGCTGCGCACCCCCGGTAAGAGAAATATTTGCAAAGTTTCCAGCAGCAGTACTTCCTTCGCTTCCAAGCTGGCCGGTAGCTGTCTGGCCAAGCCCTGCGATTGAAGCATAGCGATTAAACAAATTCGATTGCCCTTGCTGAAACTCGTTATAATGCTGCTGGTACTGCTGCATCGCACGATTGTAAACGTTCTGATAGTTCTCTTCGCCGAGCTGCTGGCCGAAATGTTGCAGAGCCTCGCCCGTATTTCCGGTAAGCAAGTTGCCACTCGCAGCGGCGGAATTCGTAAGCGCGCCCTGCCCTTGTTGCAGCGCGAATTGATAGCCCGGTTCGTTTTGCGCCTGTTCGAGCGTCGGAGCTTGAAACTGTTGATTCCACGCGGCGAGCGGACCTTGGCCTTGTAGCCCTTGATTCTCTAACCCGGAAAGCGTACCGATAGCGCCTTGCCCCGCTTTAATCCACGGAGCCATATTACCTTGCTGCGTTTGCCATTCTTGCTTTTGAAAGTCGAGCGCCTGCTGCTGCTGTTCGTACTCAAGCTGTTGAGCATTTTTCGCGGCACCGGCCTGCTTACCAGCCGCCATGTTAGAACCAACGGCACCGATTCCGGCAGCAGCGATGCTTCCCCCGACGATAGCAGCAGTACTCACGCGATCACCTTCGTATAAATCAAATCCGTAGGCTTATAGCCGAGAATCGCCATCATTGCGCTGCGATCCTTATGCAACTTGTGCGAACTGTAAATCTTTACAACGCCAGCAGCACGAAGCGATTCTTCGACGAACGCGAAAAGCCGCAAACCGACATTCGCTTTGCGAAACTCCGGTTTAACGAAATACATATCGGTAAAAGCCATAAGCCCAGCGCCTTGATAATGCCCGTTCTCGTTTACGAACGAGAGATGATATCCCGCTACCTTTCCTTCTTCTGTTCGCGCTACTACGAGATGAAGTACGCCGTTCGTCTCTAGTTGCCCGTACTTATCCTCGGCGCACTCGGCTACGAATCTATCCTTATCGAGCGCAACGTCGTCCCAGAGATGGGCGAACAGAGGCCGCAACTCCGGTAACGCTTTACTCCATTCCTCACGCTGGAAGCGCATCGTATAGTTCTTTCACCGTCATGGCTCGCGTAGCCGCTTCGTTCGAAATCTGTCCGAACTTCGCGCCAATCTCTTGCAGCAACTCCAGGAACTCAAGCGAATCGATGCTTAAATCTTCGATGTGCGTCTCCATCGTGACGCCTTCTCCGAACATCGCTAGAAAGCTACTGGCGCGAATTTTATCCACCTGGCTACCGTCCCGTCGTAAACGTAAAGAAATCCACCGTTAACACTGATCTGCCCGTGCTGCCCCGCTTGCCCCGCGCTTAGCGGTGGCGGTTGATTCGCTGGCGTCTTTAACTGCTGCGCCGTAAACTGAAAATGCTGTACCCAGCCGAACGTTAATTGCTTGTGTTCGTCGAGCAGCGGAACTTCTGTAGGCGCGCGAAATGGTAGTTGCGGAGCCATCTTACGCGACCTCCGCTAACTGATGCGACATACGCTTACGCGGCGAAGGCTGCGTCTTCGGATTGATAAATGCGTCCACAAATCTCCACGGCACCGGATCGCTACACGTCACTTCGAAAACCATGTCGCGCGCCCTGCCAAGACGCTGATAATTTATGCGCTGCAAGAATTGCCCCGCTTGCCCGCAATCTTTTACGTGCGGTGCGCCGAACGTATGCCCGCCGTCGCGCGAACAGCGCAGCGTAAGCTGCGGATCGCGAATATTACCAGCCCCGTCGCGCAGCGGTGGCTCCGGCCCTAACCCGGTCTCAAGGTAAATCTCCAACGAACTATAACGCATCCATTGCCGCTCGACGTTGATGTGTGGCGCTCTCCGCAATCTGCGGATCGGCGCGCCGTTATCGGTTACGAAGCTCCACCCGCCACCTGCGGCTACGGGTGAAGAAAGCTGATACGTGCGCCCGCTCTGGCGATCACCAACAAGATGTTTTCCGAAAGCGAACGTATGGCAGATCGGCAGCGCGGCTTGATATACGCCTAGACGTTGATTCCAGAAACCCCACTTATTCCATTTGCCGCTCGCGACGTTATACATCCATGTAACTTGCGCCGTCGGAAACGTTACGCACCAAAACGAGTTGCCGTTTTCTTGATAGACGAACGAAATCGCGTCGGAGATTTTTCCGTACCGCTGCCATGCCGTTTCTACAGCGTGCGTCGAGATGCGTTGAAAATTAAACCCATTCGTGCGATACGCAATAGCTTGCCCTAGATCGTTACGCTGTCCGATCAAGAATATCGCGTTATCGAGCTGGCTTATTGCTGCCGGAGCGGCAATACCTTGCTCGATGAACCCGTTTGGCATCTTCGTAAGCGGAAACGGAAAGCTGCCAACGTTGTAGTCAACCTCGGTCTGCTTCGGCCCGAATATCCAAAGGAATTCGTGATCGACCGCTATGCCGATGACGTTATCCGCGAACGTATTAATGATTTTAATCGCGAGCGGCGGCCACGTCGTCGCATCGAAAGAATTCGAAGAGTAAATCGTTTGCGAACTGGCGACGAGTAGCAGAAAGAAACTATCAAGGAAGCCTATGCTTGTAACCGATTGCGGTGCCCACGGCCCGAGAATCGGCCCGGTAAACGTTCCGGCTACAATGTTAGGCACGGTCTGCGTCGCAAGCTGGTACGAATACAAATTTCCGGCGCTAACAACCGCAAGCTGCTGCGGACACGCGGCGAAGCTAACTTGACTGCCATCGTTCGCGACGTTTCCGAGTACAACCGTATTTCCGTTCGCCAGCTCTTCGTAGAGCTTATCGTCTACAACTTTAAAAACACGCCCCGCACTCGGCCCCGTAGTGATCGTAAAATTCCCGCGTACTTGATTTCCGCCCGGATTATTGAATTGCGACAGCCCCGGCGTCGAATAGAGCGTCATGCGCGAGACACCCATCTCGCTTTCGACGACCTCGGGATAGAGGTTCACAATATCCTGACAATCGGCGTTAACCGATTGCGGAGTATAAAAACCGTCGCAGAAGCCAAAGCGGCTCAATCGTTGATCTCCTTACTGCGATAGTTATAATCGCTACGCTTACCAGTACCGCGTCCACCCGGTAGCCCTGCGTCGCGCGTCCCGAACGGTTGCGTCGTAATGTTTAGATTCGTGAATCGCCGCAGCGCCGCGCGCTTCGATTGCTCTAGTTGCGCCGTCCACGGCAGATCGAAGTCCGGCGCGATCATCTCGGCTAGCGAGTAGACGAACGCCATCAGCCCGCCTTGCGGCAACTGCACGCTATCGGCAAGCTGATACTGCGCAAGTAAAGTTTGCACAAGCAATTCAAGCGGATACGCTACGGTCGGCACGACCCAAAGAAACATCGAACCGTTTGGATAATCTTCTTCGTAGTACATATCCGTTGGAGTTACGCTCGCAACTCCGGGAGCGCTCTTCGCCATCCACCACGCGCCTTTATCTTGATGGACCGTAACGCGCAGCCGTACAGTCGTTTGCCCGAGCCACGGCGGACCGGCTAGTGCGTTAAGTAAAATGTTTGCCGCAAGAATCTTTGTCGGGCGCTGCAAGATTCCCGCCGCTTGATTAAACCCAACATCTCCGGTAGGCCCGATCAGCAGCGGTTGATGGTTCGGAATAATTAGCCCGGTAAAGATCGTGTTCGCCCAAACGTAAGCACGCGCGGCGTTCCACGAATCAATTAGCATGTTCGCTTGCGCTTGAACGTCGGCGACCTCTGTCCCGTCCGGTACGTCTAGCGGGTCGATAGCGCCGACCTTCACCATCGCCATCTTGCAGAGATCGAGCAGCTTGAACGAGCCGGAGCCGCCAGGATTAAGGTACGATCCTAGCGGCGCTCCACCGACCGGGGGAAGTACGGGCACTTAAAGGCTCCTTACGCTGAGCTACGCCGCCACCGTCTCTTGCGACTTCTCTTCTTCCTTCTTCTTCAACTCGGCTGCCAGCTCGCGCTCCAGCCGCTTGATGTTCTCATCACGAGGCTGCGAGCCGCGTTGCAGCTTGTCGAGATGCTTCGCTTGTGGCTTCGTAAACCAGCCTTTTTGCTTAATCAGCGTCTTGTACTCTTCTTCGTCTTCGACGCTCTTCATCGTGCCGGTTTCGTGGTAAAGCAACTTCGGCCACGCACCGGCGGGCTGTACTTGCGCGAAATGATCGGGCGGCTTCGCGATACAAAGCGCCTTTAGCTTCGCATCGCGCGGGTCTTCGCCCTCGTTGATCATGTGCGTCATAATACGCTCCATGTTTTCGTCGATGCGCTTATCCGGGTGCCCGTTCGCGTCTTGAAATGCCTCGGGGAACTGCAGCTTGCATTCTTTGACTGTCAACCGCTTTTTCTTTGCCATGCTTCCTCTCTTTGTCGTTCGCTACGCCCCTAAAAACGTTTTACGAGAACGTAATCCCTACTTGCTGAAGTACTTGCCACTTCCCCGCAAACGCGCGAAGCCGCAAGCCTGCGCCGGCAAACGCCGCGAACGTTGCGACGTTAACGCTCGCCGAGCCGGTCTGTAGCAACCCGGTCGCGGTAAGCGTATGCGCGTTCGCTGTCGTCGAAATCAGTTGAATCTCTTTCCCGTCGTCACCGCCCGTCGCTTGATCGCCCGAGTTTGGCGCTGCTAGCGTCATCGCATCGACGCCGGCGCGCGAAACATGGTAAAGCCCCGCTTTATTCGGCGAGATCGCGTCCGCTGCGCCGCTTAACGTAACCTGAGAACCCTCGGGCAACGCGTTAACCGCATCGGCTACGAACGAATCCGCCGCGCCGCCCGTAGAAACTTGCTTCGGTCCTGATGGCATTTCTTTGCTTCCTTTCTCGGAAGGTGAGGGGTCGCCGGTACAGGCACGACCCCCGCTCGTTGAATTGTTAAACTACGCGATACGGCTCGGTACCCACTTCGACGTAAGTGCGTTCCAGCAGAACGTTACCGGAACGCTATTGCCCGCCGTTACCGTTCCCGCCGTTGAGATATTTCCCGCCGCCGTCCACGTCCAGATCGCCGTCGGTATCACCGTAAAGCATCCGCCACCGACCGCCGTAGCATTAAACCCTACAGGCGTTCCGAAGTTTACGATTGCGTTCGTGCCGGTCATCGTAAATAGCGGCCCGGAGGGTACGGTCGTGCCGGCTACGGAAGCAACCGAAGCCGTTGCCGTCAAGTTGTCTTGGCCGGAGTTATTCCAACCAGGTACCCACGTACCAGTTACGGAAGAGCAAAGCCACTGCGCTCCGGTTCTGATATTGAGCCACGGCGAAACCTGCACGTTCGCTTGCGTACAAGCGACGCCAGAGATACCGCCGCCGGCTCCGGGTATTCCACCAGGGTCCATGACGTAGAAGAACCGCGCAGGGCCAAACAGAACCATGTCGCCGTTCGGATGAGGTGCCGCCACCGTACCGTTAACACCGCGCACGACGGTTAGCTGCGTGCCGTTTACCGCAGTGACACGCATCTGTTCGCGCCCGATGTAAAGATACGTTTGGTTGGGTTGCGAAGCCGTAATGCTTAGGTTCGGATTAATACCGACGATGCTCGTCACAGAAGCAACTTGAATCAGCGTCGGTGCCGGTACGTTCGCGCCCGATACAGAGCCAAGATACTGTCCCTGAATCGCAGCCGCGAGCGTCGTTTGTCCGAGGAAAGCTTGCTGCGCGAAGCCTGTCGAAGCGCAAAGCGCGAACAAGAGAGCGAGTGTTGCAAGTTTGAAGTAGTTTTTCATGTTCGTTTTTTCTCTCGCGAAAACTATGCGCAGAGAATTCTCCCGGCGCAAGAATCTGCGTAGTATTGGCCGAAGCCAATCAGCGTGTCCCAGCTATTAGTCATCTTCTTTTCGGTCGGCGAATACATCCGAACGAAACGAATCGGAATGCCGGTCTTTTTGTCGCGAGCCTGTGAGGTTAACTCCGTTGCTTTCGGCGATTGTAATTTCAACCCTACCATCGCAAAAGCGTCTTTGTTTATCCACAAACCCTGCGCGCCGGCTTTTCCGTTCGGGGCCGCCGTACCGGGGAACAACGTTAGCGCAGCGCCAGCCGCAGGCGTAGCGTCAACGTTCTGGTATTGCGAACCGGGCAGGAAGATTGCCGGGGAAATGTTCAGAAGGTCAGCGCCACCGCCAGCCGCCGTAAGCGGCGAAGTGACGACGAACGTCTTCTGAACTTGCGTAACAAAACGACGCGTCATCGGGTTAACGAGGTTCACGTTCGCGATGCCGATCTGGTCGCCAACGTTGAACGTATCGCCCGCCGTTGCCGTAATCGTTAGCTGCGTACCGCCAGCCGAAGCGTTCGTGAGCGTTACAGCACCGGCCCACGTTCCCGCCGTATGGCGGAAGAGCGATTCGGATTCGTACCAGTCGAAGTTCCAAAGACGCCCGAGCGAGCCCTCTTTGTACTGTTCGCTGATCTCGTCCGAAGGATTC